GTATTTACAGATTCTGACGAAGTTTTAAACTGATGAAAAGAGCCTCCGTCATTCGAAAGATCATAAGCACCTACCGGAATCTTAGATCCAGTAGTAGCAATTGTACCAAGATCAACTACTGCAAGATCACCAAATTGGGAATTCGGGAGAATACCCATAAATTTATCTTTATTCCAATTAGCATAGCGAAGAGAGAATAAATTATCTCGCTTCCAATAACTATTATTAGGAGGAATCACAGAAGAAATACCAGTAGAAAAAATATTTCCAGAACCGGTATACCAATCAAAATTATACGAAGTCGGATCGGCATTTTCCCATTGAGACCAACGAAAAAAATCCTGGTAAATCTTTTGATAACTAGCAAGAGTCATCAATTCGACAGTCAAATTCACATTGTACTTCTGAGAATATTTAGAAGAATCTGTTAATGCTGATTGCATATTCCACCAACGATTGGTACCAGTACCAATTTTAGAATCAGTCTTGGCAACAACGTTACCATAATCCAACATGGAGAGTAATTTATGATTTACATCTCCACGATTGTAACCAAAAATATTACCATATCCAGATACAACAGAAACATCATCACCTAATTGATGAGGATTTCCAGCTGCAGAATACAAAGAAATGCTCAAATCATTAAGGGTACAATGAGGTAAATCTCCTTTAACAGCAAGATTAGACAACAAATCCTTAGATTGAAGAGGAGCTTTTTCACCCATTTGAATCACAGCAGAATCAAATGATTTCCAAATAAGGTCACAAGGAACCGCAAAAAAATCAAAATACTCACGAATGCGAGTATACGCAGAAGTCTGCACTGGGCGAGTACGAGTAAAATACTCAAGATTGAATCTGTAAGTAGAATTCGGAATTGCAAAATCAGTCCACACGGGGAGCAACTCTCCAACCTTAGCCGTAAAACAATTCTTAGCGGAGATATCATGACCTGATTTGTGAGGCCTATTCTGCAACTCCTTAAGACCAGTAAAATGAGACATAATAAAAAAAATTAAGTATTTAACAATAAACCACTAAGATCATTAAATTCCTTATGTTTAATCTTATCCACGCACGCCTTCCGATTAATAGCGATTAACTCTTTAAGGAATTTGTCACTCAGTTCGTAATCATAAGAATATTCTTTTTTAATCTCTTTAGTAGAGTTCTTTATTTCATTATAAACAGACCGAGAAAATAAAAAAGAACGCTGCTCTTCACTACAACTTTCAAGAAATTCATAATAATCATGAAGCTGACGACGAGCAAATTCATTCCAATAATTATCAGATGCTTCCATAAGGGCGTAAATAGGACCTCGACGATAAACATCTACACATCCAAATAAATTCCAAAACCGAGCAGAACGAATAACTGTATTAAAAAGCCTGTAAAATTTACTACGAATTTGATCATAAGTAAGACAATGCCAATACTTACGATTAGGAGCATCAAGACGAACAGCAGCAACGATAAGTTCATCATCAGAATGAACAAACCCTTTATCTTCACGATCTAAAAAAAAATCAGTATAAGCATAAGCAAGTTCAGATACAGGAGAAATAGACTTGTCATAAGTTATGTCCAAATATCCGAAACGAATGAGCCTCTCGGGTGCAAAGAACGCAGCTGAAAATAAGTAAGCACTGCTATATGGAGATTTGCAAACAAGATTCGAGAATCTGGGGAATGCGGTACATTTATACGCCCGTGAAGGGTAGATTCGCTTAGTTTCACCATTAATAGAGATGCTTTCTCCATCAAGGAGGATAGAGGACATTTTATCAAGCTCATGTATCGAGGCTTGAGTGGGAAAGACATGATTGTTTGCATATCCTTTAGAGTGGAAGGAACGCGCCCTAATCTCTTTGTGCTGGACGTATAGTGAAGGTAAGCATACATTACTATTAACATACGACGCAACGTAGGAAGCAGCGCTTCCTCTCGATAATTCACAAGTTGTACGACCGTAGGACCAACTCTCAAATACAAGTTGCTGTATAGACGAGGCGAGTTTGTCCGAGTTAAAGAATAATAGCAAATGCCAATGCGGACGATATGTCCGAGGACCATATTCTGATACACCGTAAAAACGTATTTCTTCATTATATTTATCTTTTGAATGAAATCTTAAACGCTTTAAAAACTTCTGACAATCAGAAGTATTACAATAAGGAATACGATTATCACAATCTTCAAAACGGGGGTATACAACGCATTTACGAAGAAAGTCATAACGTCCATGACTCTTAACAATAATATCTTGATATTCAGAAGAAGTCATAGAATGAGTAATCTCAAATGGAGAGTCTTCTATAATCCTATCTTTACCATTAGGAACAGAAATACGCAGATTTCTATTGATAGATGAAAAAGAGTAATTAAAACGAGTATCACCCAAATGATCAATAGTTTTAAGCTCCATATAAGGAAGATAGGAATCTTCATAAGAAAGCCAAACAAAATAACAATACTTAAAATTTGAAGCAATATTCATAGCTAATGCAGTATCACGATTCGACTTATTTTTAAGACACGAATAGCAATGTCCACAAGGGGCATATACAACTTCATTTGTGTACTTATTAAACACCTTGCAAGGATGAAGACACTCAGAGAGAAGATACTTATCTATGACCTCTTGATTTATCATAACATCTCGTCAATAGAAAGAGGTTCAGAAACAAAAGTTTCGACAGAATCAATCAACAAAATAGTATCATCATCAAGAACTTTTTTCACAAAAGAAGAAATATCTTCCTTTGAAACAACATACACTCGGCCTTGACTTTGAGGCTGAGATTTTTTAGACTTAACAGATACCAATAAAGAATTATTCTCTTTCATAATTGTAATTGTAAAAAATTAATAATCAATATTTATTTTAGTCGAATCCACAGAGGAAGTAGAAGTTTGTTCAGTTGCCTGAGAACTATTGCTATTGTATTTAGAAATAGACATAGACGCAGTACAAGATTGTACAGCAAGAGTAGTAATAATACCAATGATAAAAGTAGAAATCAATTTGATGATTTCAATCCATTGCTGAGATGTAATTTTCATAAATCAAAATATTTAAATGTAAGACTAACAATATCATATTTAGAGAGATAAGGCTTAATCAGAGGACTCTTATAAACAAAATGAGTAGCATGAGGAATTGTAGCACCTGAAACATAATCCAATCCGAGAACCTTAGATACAAGAGGCTCAGACGAATACTCTCGTTTAGGAGAAAGAATAATCACAACAGATGAAATATATTTACTCATAACAAAAAAAGTGTTTAATGGTTATAACAACGACACAAAGAAAAGAATATATTTTTAAAATACAAAAAAAAATCGTTTTTTTGAGGGGGGAACACTGTCATTTATCCTATATAAGGCAAGAGGGGAGGGAGTTTTCGGCGGAGATTAACCGAAAACCCTTACGGGATAAATGATGAAGGCTTTCGCCAGTACAGAGATACTTAACTATGCGGCCAAATTTTTTTAGGGGTATATAGGGGATGAAAGACAGTTGAGAGAGAGAGGCCGGCTTCCTAATGGGAGTAGATAAGGACGGAACTGCACCCACGCTACGCGCGTGGTGTGCGGCTCCGCCGATATCAAGGTACTAGACGTTAAGGGACGTTACCACGTCCAATTACCTGAGGTCCGTTCAGGCCACGGAGGCCAAGCGCCGACTATGGAGTACGATAATTATTGTAAGTACGATTACCATAAACAAAAGTCTGAGGAGCAGGACGCCGACGGACATTACCTACATTACCAACAGCATTACCAATAGTGTTGATAGCATTAAGTCCTTCATTCCAATAACGTTTAGAATAATTCCATTCCTCATTAAGAGAACTCATACGAGCTTGCAAAACAGAAGCAGCATCTTTACGACCTTCTTTAGTCATATAAGGACTATTAATATCCAAGGAAGCCTGATTCTCAGCATTATATGCTTTTATAAGAGAATCCGCAGTCTCTTCAGCAACATTATTAGAAATCCTTTGACCTTTAGCCTGAGCATTCATAAGAAGACGCCGGGATAATTCAGACTTAGCCTGTTGATATTTTAAATAACCAGAAGCTACTAGATCTTCGTACTGGGCAGCAGCAATATTCAATTGTAATTGTTGGCCTTGATCAAGATATTTATTTAAAACAGACTGTGCTCGATTATCTAGTAATTGACCAGCGCGCTGTGCTCGAATAAGAGATCCAGACCAACGCATATTATCAAGATTTTGCTTATCAGTATTTAACTGAATATTAGCACGTAAAGAACCAGTAGCCTGTAGCCATTTTTTATAAGTAGGATTCAACTTATACCAATCAACATTAGAAAGAATACTATTAACTTGAGCATCAGCCAAACTCTTCTGGCCTTGGAGATTTTGTACAACCGCATTAGTCTCCTTAGTCTGGTTAGCAATCTGAAGAGCACTAGATAAGGAATTACTAATACCAGAAAAATCCTGGCGTTGCATAGACAAAGGAGGAGCAGCAGATGCAGGAGAAGAAGATCCAGCGGACTGGGCGGTACCAGCAGAACCTCCATTCATCATTAAATAGGGATTCAATCCAGCTGCTTCCAGACGAGAACGCTGAGCAGAGGCAGAATTATATTCATTGGTACGATTCCACATATCCAATTGAAACTGCCGAGCCTTTTCAGCTTCGGCAGCGTTAAACTCATTGTTCATCTGATTGATAGCCATATTCGTCTTATTGGTCTTATTTGTAGAAACAGTATTACCAATAAAAGAAGCAACATCGCCAATAACAGGAATAAAATCAAGAAGGCCCATAGCTATTCAGTACTGGTTACATCGGATTGAGACTCAACAGAAGAAGCAGCAGCAGAAGCTTCTTTTTCAATAGCAAGACGTTCAGCTTCTTGTTCAATATCCTTAGCTTGTTCTATAAGGTATTCACTCCACGCAATCAACTCAGAGGGAGATTGAAGATGACGAGACTTAACAGTGTCTAAAATCTGAGCGTCAGACATCTGATCCATTTGAGATTGAAGAGCACTAGACCTAGGGCGACGCATATCAATCATAGACTGAACAAAACCTGTACCATACTTCTTCGCCATATCAGCAGCATGAAGTAACATACTTACATCAGAGCGAATACGAATAGCCTCATTTTCCTTAGTTCCCACTTTCTCAAATCGAAATTGTTCAGTAGGAAGTTCCTCTAGAACAATATCAGGGGCAGAAGAAGCGCAAATAGGACACAAACAAATCTCACGAATAAACTCATGTCTACGATAACCAGGGCCAAAACAAGCACTAGTTTTATATTCTTCTTTTTCTTTCATAACTTAATCAATAAGGCACACCGTCGGCAGACAATGGGCGAGTTACATAACAACCAACATTACAATTCACTAAAAGTTGATCAGTTTCCCATGTAGAATCAACTTTAACCGAAAAAATATCATCAAGGGTATTCGGATTCACCTTAAAGAAGGGCCACGTAACACCTTTAAACGTTGAAAGATTACCTCCAAATAAAGAATATAAGAAAGCATCATCAACAGGAGCAACCCAATCTTTAAGAGTAGTAGTAAAAGCACCATGGATGCGATCGATCTTAGTTTTCCAATTATAATAACGAGGATTATAACCAAGAATCTTATCCGCAGAGTTTACATTAGAATACAAACTTGAATTCATGAGCTCAACAGCAGGAACTGATTCCATACCGATACTATCAAATTCAGGAATAGGAAGATCCTCAACAGAAGTAACAAGTCGCTGGCCGTCTGGACCACTAATGGAATAATCCAAAAGAGGAGTAGCGTGATATATACACATAATAATATAGTAACCTGAACCAGTACTAAAGGTCATAGAACCTTGGCCAGATCCAACGCCTTTACCATATATATAGGCCTGAGAAGATGAAACAGAAGCCGAAGAATCGTCTCCCGGAAGATAAGTATTAACAACCTCAGATATATCAAGATTACGAGCAACACCTCCGATATACTTAGACATATGAGACTCGGACTGGGGAACATTCACTCCGAAATGGGCCTTAATCTGATCTCTATAATTGGTATCAACAGACTGAGTAATCTCTTTCCATTTCTGAAGAGCTTCAGCTTGACGAAGAGCAAGAACAGAGAATTTTAAATTTAAATCCGGGGATTCTCCAAGAACAGCCCAAAGATTAGCTTGACCACGAATAGATATAGAATCAGGAAACCGAGGATAGACAGAAGTAGATTTAGAAGAAGCAGAACCCGTATTTACAGATTCTGACGAAGTTTTAAACTGATGAAAAGAGCCTCCGTCATTCG